TGCCCAAACACGCGCACAAACTCGCGACAGCCGATCCACTTCTGCATCGATGGGCTCGCGTAGTTCGCTGTCTCGGTCGGCGTGTGCACGAAGCCAGTAGCGGCGCCGAAGGTGGTCAGCACCCAGGTCCGCCGCGGAAAGGGCAATGCATCGGACGTGGTAACCCATCGTTTCCAAGTCGTCGGCTGCGCGGTCGATCGCGCGTCGCGCGGTGTTCTCGGCAAATACGTACCGGGGAGCTGTCTCTGCCACGATTCGCCGCATCTCCGGCCAGAGATCGTCCGCGACGTTGCGGCCTCGAGCCGCACTGGAATACGCCTGACAGGGGAAGCCTCCAGAAACCACGTCAACACGTCCGCGCCAGGGGAGTCCGTCGAAAGTTCGGATGTCGTCCCAGATTGGAAAGGGACGCAGTGTTCCGTCGTTCTGGCGGGCCTGAAGGACAGATCGTCGGTACCCGTTGATCTCAACGGCACAGACTGTGCGCCATCCGAGCAGATCGCTCGCGAGTAGTCCGCCACCAGCGCCCGCGAAAAGTGCCAGCTCATTCACAGGCTCTCCCGACTTCTACACTGCGCGTCATATCTGGCTCCCGCATCCACCACAGCGAGGGCAGGTGATGACGGCATAGCCGCGTGGATTCAGCGCGACGAGTTCGCCCTTGCCTTTGCAGGCCGGGCACGGCGGGCAGTAGCACTCGCGGCACGAGTGGTCGTCGCAGAGCACGTCCGGATGCGGAGCGCGCGACGTCGTGATGCTCTGGACGGTGCTCACTTCGTTCCCTCCCGATGGAAGTACGAGAGAGCGCCAATGAGACCGCCGTGCTTCTCAAGCAGAGCCACGATGGTTTCGACAGGCACATAGCCGTAGACGCTCTGGCGGTCGTCACCATCGCCGTCTTTCCATTCGGCAAGCTCCGGAACGTCCATGTTTGGGAAGCCAAGCTCGAAGGAGCAGTAGTCGATATCGGCCGTGCGACGCGGATGGCAGTAGCTGAACTCGCTTGCCTGGATGCTGACGATGAAGCCGTCTTTGCAAACGGCCGCGGCGATCGGCTTGCGGTAGGAGCGGCCGTTGAGTTCCGTGTCTTTGCGCTGCCAGCGGTGAAACTGGTTCACCACGTCGCTGGATGCTTTCCCGGTCTCTTCAGAGCGGAGCCTGCTGCCCTGGATGCCTTCGTTGCTCACCGTCCGACCCTCCCGCTTCCATTGAAGCGTTGAGGGTCAGTATGGACGAATCGTCCACGGTGTCAAGGATTATTCGTCCATGAAATGGACGAGCGTCACAGTCTGAGTGACGCCGGATTTTGGATTACGCCGTCTTTTCCAGGGGTTGCCGCGCTTCTTTGGGCTTGGGGCCGTTAATCAGCCAGTCCACTGATACACCTGTCAGCTCGCAGAAGGGCTGTATGAGGTGATGAGGGAGCATTGTGCGCTTCTCGTAGCGGTAATACGTATCTTCCCGTACGCCGAGAGCACGCGCCATCTCTTTTGGCTCCGCTGTGAAGAGTTCACGAGCGGCTCGAACGCGTTTTATGAACTGCGTGTTGTAAGTCGATGGACTTACGGTGTCTTTAGGTCTACCCACACTGAACATTTTCCGAGGGAGGGCCCCGGCTGTCAGTTGTGAGTCGATCCATTGTTGCATGGATTTATCGTCCATGATTGAATCGCAAGATGCCAGCGACTCAAGACATAAGCGCGATCGAGGATGTGTTTTCGATCTGGGAATCGGACGCGGAGATGTCCCGTGAGGTCGGGGTCCCTTACGACCGATTGGCGAAATGGAAGCAGCGCGGACGCGTTCCGCCTGAGGCAATGCCGGCCGTAATCGAGGCGGCCGGTCGGGAAGGGGTAGCCCTCTCGATGGAGATTCTGAATCGTCTGAACGCGCCTCGCGGGACAGCAAAGGTAGTCGAATGACCTCGCCCATGCGGAGGGTCCTTGTTGTTTCACCGGCCCGTCCCATGGCCCGATCGGGGAGTCCTCGTCGCCCCGGCGGGCGCTCCCAAGATTACACACAGGTTAAACCTGTATCGATGATCGGGGAAGACCCGAATTGTCCCTTTTTAGAAGCATGCTGTCCCGACAGCGGTACAACTTCAGCGGGGCAGATGAGGCCGAAAAAGAGCTACTGCGCCGACGCCGCGATTTATCTCACCTCATGTTCACATCCGACAATAGTCGGTAGGAGTACTGCGCAGCGCTTGAGCGCTAGCGTACCAATTTGAGCTGACAGAGCTTTCGCGGCCTCGTGCCGCATTTTTTTGAAGTCGCACGACGAGCATAACGCCGACGACGGGACGGGTCTGATGATCGCCGCTGAAAACGTGGCGCCTGCGTGTGTTCGCGGCGCCGTCGAACTCGAACAAGAGCTGCAGGATGCCGTGAGCTCCTACGCCTCGATTCACGAGATCGATCTCGCCATCGCAAACACGAAGGTTCTCGCGGGTTTAGCGAAGAAGGGGAGCGATCGCGCGCTCTGTTTGTCGCGCTTGGTCGCACTCCATAGCCGCCGTAGGGTGCTCGGCCTATGAGTGCGCGCGACGACGAGCTCGAACAGCTCATACAGGCCGCGTGGCAGGCGCTCATGGATGCCGCATGTCGGGAGAGCAAGGTTGCCGCGGCTCAGCAGATGGCGGACCTCGTGAAGCAACGCTCACCAAAGCGCGTGCGCGAGATGGAGAAGCGCATTGTGGGGTTGCGTGCGTGAGGTACTGGTCAACGGACGCCAGCCTCGACGCGGACACGCGCTACTCGCGCATCGTTCGCTTTGCGTATTACCACGGCGCGCCGCTGTGGCTTCTCAATGTTCTCACGCGCGTATTCCGCTGATGGTGGCTGTCATGTCACAACCCTGGGGAGCGGAGCGTTGCGCGGCGTTACTTAAGAAGGCTGCGAAGTCTCCTACGGGTTGGAAGGCATGTTGCCCGGCGCACGACGATAAAAATCCCTCGCTGTTTCTCGCTGATAGTCCCGGCGGCGGACTCGCGCTTCGCTGCTATGCCGGCTGCTCCTACCGTGACATCGCGCAGGCGCTCGAAGGACTCGGCGCGCAGCTCGCTCGCAAGAGTGAAGGAATCCCCGAGAGCCATTTCACGCTCGGCGAGTATCACCAGCATTGGGACTATCACGATGCGCACGGTCAAACGATCATGCGTGTCTGCCGTTGGACGAAGGGCAAGAGTAAGGACATTCGGCCCATCATCAACACGCCGGATGGATGGAAGTGGCAGCATCATCCGAATCCCCGGCCGCTCTTCCAGCTCGATCGGCTTGCGAATGAGCCTGAGAAGCCGGTCATCGTGGTCGAAGGGGAGAAGACCGCCCACGCCGCGCAGCGGCTCTTTCCTGAGTACGTCGCCACAACATGGCCTGGTGGCGCTCAGTCTGTAGGCCAAGCGGATTGGCAGCCACTCAAAGGTCGAGCGCTCACGCTCATTCCCGATTGCGATCAGCCGGGTCGCAAGGCGATGGAATGGGTGCGCAAAAACGTTGCACCGATCGCCGCGACTATCCGCATCGTCGATCCGGCCGAGAAGACAGCTGGTCTTCCGGAGGGGTGGGATCTCGCGGACGCACTGCGTGACAACGTCGAGGTATCCGATTGGCTGGACGAAGCGAAGCCAGTCACGCGCCTCAAGCGCTTGTCCGATCTTCTCGCCAACCCCACGCGTCCGCAGTGGTTGATTCGCGATGTGATCGAGCAGGCGGTGATCGCGATCCTTCTTGGACCGCGGGGCACGTTCAAGTCGTTCGTCGCCATTCACTGGGGCATGTCGATTGCGATCGAGGGCAGCCCCGTCGCATTCATTTCCGGCGAAGGCCGCGGCCTCGACCGGCGTATACGCGCATGGCTCGCGCGCAACGCACCGAACGTGAAGCCCCACAACGTTCCTGTCTACGCGCTCGAGGAGCGGGTGGACTTCAATTCGGACGAGGCTGTGAACGCGCTCTGCACCGAGTTGGATCAACTCGAATCGCCCCCGGTGCTCATCGTCATCGACACGGTGTCGAAGAACTCGGGCGGCATGGATGAGAATTCGAACAGCGAGGTGAAGGCATACATTGGCCGGCTCGATGTTCGGCTGAAGCGCCGCTACGGCGCGACCGTTCTTCTGGTGCATCACACCGGATGGACGGAGAAGGGCCGCGCCCGTGGCGCCTCGGCATTCGAGGCGGACACAGACGCAGCCTACGTAATCAACAGACCGAATCCGACTGAACGTGCCATTACGGTCAGTCGGGAACGCTTCAAGGACAGCGGCGATCTCCCCCCGCTGGCCTACCGCGCGGATGTCATCGATTTGTGTGAGATCGACGACGACGGGCGGGCGGTGACTTCTCTTTGCTTGACCCCTGTGGACAGCACGACCGTCGCTACCCAAGAACGAGGCCATGCGCCTCGTGGGTTACGACAGCGCGAATTGCTCGGCGCGCTAAGGGATCTTCAAGCCAAGAGTGAGAAGCCGCTGATGTGGGGACCGCCGGAACTCCGCCGTATCGCGCGAGATCTCGGCATGAAGCGCCAGACCGCACAGGAGACCTGTGCAGCTGTGGCGAGCTTCTATCTCACGGCCTGTGCCTTTGGTGGCTACAGATTGCCCGATGAGGTGATGTCCAAAATGTCCAAAAAGTCCGAATCCGTACTGCCGGACACCGCGTCCAAAAATCCCCCGAAGGGGGATTTGACGGACCGGGAATTGGACACTGCGCCGGACACCGTGCAATGACGGCTGATCAGATTCGCGAAGTGATGGGGCCTGAGTTCTGCGCTGTTGCCGACGACTTGCGTGAGCGTTTCGGGGCGAAGCTGACATGGCTCAAGGCAGGCGAATTCGAGATTGGCAAGCCACCTGGCGGCGAGCCGATTGGCGAGCTCGCATGGATCCAGGAGCGCATTCGGTTTTGGTACGGGGGAGGGAAGTGAGCAGCCCCACTCAGCGCTCGCTTGAGCACCTGCGCAAGCAGGGATATCTCCCTGCCGTCGTCGAAAAGTTCAACTCGTTTACGCGGAGGCGCCATGACCTCTACGGGTTCATCGACATCATCGCGGTGAAGGGCTCGGAAACTCTCGCCGTGCAGGCGACGAGCGGTAGCAACGTCAGCTCACGGGTAGCCAAAATCACGGCGAACGAGAATGTGCGAGCAGTGCGCGATGCAAACTGGCGCATCGTGGTTCACGGCTGGCGAAAGAACTCGAAAGGTCGATGGCAAGTGCGAGAGGTTGATCTCTCATGAAGATCACCAGCGACACGAGGCTCATTCTCGAGATGGAGGCGAATCTGCGTTCGCGTCAGACCAGCTACAAGGAACTCGCGAAGCAGACTGGGCTGTCACCGCAGTACATCGCGCAGGTGGTCGCGCGAATGATTCGCTCCAAACGTCAACAAGTTGACGTTACACGTGAAACAATCGGTGCCGAAAAGTGAGCGCAATCCCACTGGAATTCATTGTGGTACAGCCGAGTAGTGTGGAAGAGGGCGGCAGGCTGCTTACCGAATGGGCGAAATGGCAGCGAGGAGGAAATGGGCGCGGGTATCCATCCATCGTGCCATTCGCGCGCCTAGTGACGCCAACACCGGCTGATCTGATCATCGGTCCTCTGCCCGAAGAAATTGCTCGCACCGATCGAGCGGTATGCGAGCTGCGGTTCAGATCGAACCGCATGCTGTGGCTGGCAATCGAGCAGCACTATCTCTGCGATGACGTGGTTGATGTCAAATGCGCAAGGCTCGGTCTGAATCGATCGCCGTTCTATCGCCTCGTCGATCGCGCAAAATCTAAAGTATTTGATCTTGTGCGCCGAGGTGGGACGGAAATACGATCATTTCCCTACGCTGGCTAACTGCCCCCGCAGTTAGCGTATCGACTCCTCCCACTCTTGCCCGCCTTGAGCGGGCATTTTCTTTGGAGCGCTCCATGCAACGCGTGTACTCGCTGCTCGTCATTGCCGTTGCGCTCGTCGCGCTCGACTTCATCGCCGTGCGCTGCGCATACGCCGCGACGCCAAGTGTCACGGTCAACTGGACTGCTCCTACGACCGCGGTCGATGGAACCGCGCTCACTGGCGCGCAGGCGGTCACGAGCTATCAGGTCTGGATCGCGACCACATCGATTCCGGATACCGTCTCGACGCCTCCCACAGCGACGGTGACGACCGGCACGACGACGACTCAGTCGGTCACGGCCAATCCAGGCGATACGATTTTCGCCCGCGTGAAGGCGTGTAATGCAGGCGGATGCAGTGTGCTGACGGCGCAGGCGAGTAAAACGCTGCCGGTCGGCTCGCCCAATCCTCCGACGAGTGTGACGATCACTCTGACTGCCGGGTGAGCCCAGATGACCACTACCGTCGCATTCCCTTTGGCCAACTATCCCGACGGGACTCGGACGTCGAGCAATGTCAGCGTCTCAGACGCAGCTACGACGCTGTCATTCAGCGTCCAGCGGTGTACGAGCTCCACTCCGACGATCTGGCCCAATGCGACCACCACGCTCGCGATCACCGTGGATCAAAGCAACGATGGTGGCTCGACGTGGCGGAACGTCTTCGGTTTCACCGCGATCGGCGGGATCGTCACAGATAAGCATGGCGTCGAAATTCCGAATAGTTTCGCGAGCACGACCCTAAATCCGGGTACCTCTCGATTGCTGCGCGCGACAGCGACTATTGCCGGTGGTCCGCTGCGCTCCTCGGGACAGTTCGACGTCACCTAAATGGCGATCGCGTTCGTCCAGAGTAAGAGCACGAACTCAGGTGGGACGACATCGCTAGCGCTCACGTACACGAACAATGTGGCGAGCGCGAGTCTTCTCATCGCCGGAATGTTTGACGGCGGTGGCATCAATCAAGCCGACTCCGTCACCGACTCGGTCCAGGGCGGTAACTGGAATCAGGACGTCACCGCGAATTTAGCGACCGATCACGACACGGTCGGCATCTTCTCCCGTGTCAATGCGACAGGTGGCGCCACCACTGTCACTGCGCATGGGACGACTGTGGTGGGTCTCGCGATCCATGAGTACTCGGGTCTCGCGACGACGACACCGCTCGATAAAACGCAGTCGAACAATGCGACCAGCGGCTCGGCGACGAGCAATTCGACGGCCACCACGACGAGCGCCAACGAGCTCGTATTTGGCTTGATTGGCACGTCCGGATCTGGCGATACAGTTACGGCCGGCTCCGGATATCAGGCACGTGAGACCGACGCACCCGGCCATATCGCGACCGAGGATAAGATCGTCTCGGCGACGGGTACCTATGCCGCGACGTGGACGATCAGCCCGTCGGATGAATACGCGGCTCTCGTTGCTACCTATGCGGCCCCGGGCGGTGGTGGTGGCGGGACGACTCAACAGACTCTCATGCTCCTTGGAGTCGGTAGCTAAATGAGCTCAATCACCCTGAACTCCGGTTCAGGTGGCGCAAGTCTCGGGACTGATCAGGTTTCCGGAACGCCCAACGTCGATTATCAGATCGTCAAGATCGGATACTCGGCAACGGGTGTAGCGCCGACTCAGGTCGATACGACGAATCGCCTGCCGACGAGTGCCGCACAGAGCGGTACTTGGAATATCACGAACATCAGCGGCACCGTCAGCTTGCCGACGGGTGCTGCGACCGCCGCCAAGCAGCCTGCGCTAGGGACAGCAGGCACTGCCAGCACAGATGTGATCACTGTGCAGGGCATTGCGTCGATGACGCCGCTGCTCGTGAATGCCTCGGGCAATGCGGTACCCGTTACCGACAATAGTGGCAGCCTTACTGTCGATGGCACGGTTGGCATCTCTGGCACGGTCACGGTCGATTCGGAGCTGACGACAGCGGATCTCGACACTGGCGCTGGCACCGACACGCGCGCCGTGGTGGGCATGGTACTGGCGGCGAGTGGTGGTGGCCTCCTCGTTGGCGCTGCCAATCCCATGCCGATCAGCGATAACGGCGGATCGGTCACGGTCGACGGCACGGTATCCATCACCTCGAACTCGTCCGTCAATGTCGCGCAGGTGGCAGGCACCACAACCGACACGAATAGCGGCAATAAGTCGGCGGGCACGATCCGAGTTGTTCTGGCGACCGATCAGCCGCAGCTCACCAACAAGCTGCTCGTCACGCCAGATGCGAATAGCGCGGTCAATTGCGCGCAGATCGCGGGCACTACGACCGCGACTGGAAACGGCACGGCCTCTGCTGGATGCCAGCGCGTCACGATCGCGAGCGACAACACTGCGTTCTCGGTCAATGCGTCGCAGGCAGGAACGTGGACGGTTCAGCCGGGCAATACGGCGAATACGACGCCATGGCTTACGACGGACACTCCGGCGACATCGGGCGGACTCTCAAAGTCTGCATTCGTCGGCGCAGCGTCGAACAACAAGACGCAGGTCAAGGGCTCCGCTGGCCAATTATATTTCATTTCGGTCCAGAATCTGGCCGCGACGCCTGTTTACCTGAAGGTCTTCGATGCGACCTCGGCGAACGTCACGGCCGGCACTACCGCATGTGACTATCAGTTCATGATTCCAGGCAACACGGCGGGCGCTGGTATTGTTTTGAACATCGACAAAGGCATCGCGCACGCCAACGGCATCACAGTGATGTTGACCGCCGGCATCGCTACGACCGACAACACCTCGGTATCGGCGAACAATCAGGTCGTGACGATAGGGTACAAGTAAGCCATGGGCGCGTTGTCATGGCTCATGAATCTCGGGTACGCGGCGACAGCTGGAGAGGTCACCCCTCCAGTCGTCGAGACGCCATCAGCGGCTCATGGCTCGCGGCGACGGCGCAAGTTCATCGAGATCGACGATCAGCTATTCGAGGTACGCGATGCGCAGCATGCGCAAGCCCTGCTCGAGCGTGCCCGCGAAGTGGCTGTGCGCCATGCGCAGGAGCTCGCCGCACAGACGGTGCCGGCCACGCGCAAGGTGGGAAAGAAGCCTGTCCGGCTTCGTACTCCCGCGATCTCATCCCCTGATGCTGAACTAGCACCGGTGATTCGGCAGGCCAGGAAGGCGATCAACGAGGTCTATCGCTCGGCCGCCATTGAGGCGGAACTCACTCTGCTATTGGCTCGCGCGCTCGATGAGCAGGACGAGGAAGACGCGTTACTACTTCTGATGTGAGAGAACGCCTGACGGGGGAGACTCGAACTCCCAAGGCTCGCGCCACCAGTGAAGGCACAGACAGTCGATTCTGTCGCAGGGCGGACGGCTGAAAGCCTAGTCCAGCGTTTACCAAATTCCGCCACCGTCAGGCCGGGATTATTCTGATGTGAGGGCGACCAAGCTGAAAGGCAGTCGCGAACGATCAATGACTTGGAATTGTGACAATGGCCGGGGCACCAGTCGGTAATCAGAACGCGGCCAAGGCCAAACGATGGCAAGATGCGCTTCATAAGGCTCTCGTCCGCTTCGAGACGCCCGACGGCAAGATCAAGGCCGGAGAAGCGCTCGACAAGATCGCCGAGACGGTCGTGTTGCAGGCGATAGCGGGCAACAAGGATGCATGGCAAGAGATTGGCAATCGACTGGACGGCAAAGTCGCTCAAGCGTTGATTCAAATTGGTGACGAGGACGGCGGTCCAATCCGTCATAGCCTGAGCGTTGAATACGCCCATCCGCCTGCCAGCGAAGCTTGAGCCGCTTCGCCATCCCAGGCGCTACAAGATCATTCGCGGTGGCCGAGGCTCCGCGAAGTCATGGAGTGTTGCTCGCCAGCTTCTGATCGATGCGGCAGAGAAGCCGCTGCGCATTCTCTGTGCGCGTGAGATCCAGAACACTATTGAGGAATCGGTACATAAGCTCCTGAGTGACCAGATTCACGAGATGGGCTTGGATGGCTTCTACACCATCCAGGACAAAACCATCTTCGGCCGTAATGGCTCTGAGTTCGTGTTCAAGGGCATCCGCGGACTCGATGTCGTCAAGATCAAGTCCTTCGAGGGTGTCGATCGGGTGTGGGTCGAGGAAGCGCAAGTCGTCACCAAGAAGTCGTGGGACATCTTGGAGCCGACCATCCGCAAGCCGGGTTCTGAGATTTGGGTGACGTTCAATCCCGAACTCGACACGGACGAGACATGGTTGAGGTTCGTCGAGAACGCGCCCGACGATGCGCTCGTGATCGAGATGAACTGGCGAGACAATCCGTGGTTTCCGCCGGAACTCGAGAAGCTGCGCCAGCAGTGGAAGCAGCGCGATCCTGAAGGCTACGAGACCGTCTGGGAGGGCAAGTGCCGTCCTGCGGTTGAGGGCGCGATCTATCGTCGAGAGCTGGAAGCGATGATGCGCGATAAGCGCTTCCGCCCAGTTCCGTACGATCCGCTGCTGAAGGTCCATCGCATATGGGACCTAGGTTGGAACGATCTCTCATCGATCATCATGGTGCAGCGGGTCGGTGGCGAGCTTCGTGTCATCGACTTCTTCGAGGATTCACACAGGACGCTTCCGGACTATGTGCAAGAACTCAAAGAGCGAAAGTACAACTGGGGAACGGACTATCTGCCGCACGATGGCGATTCAGCCCGACTGGAAAGCTCAGGGCTCAGCGCCCGCGACATCCTCTCGAAACTCGGATGCTCAGTCAGCATCATCCCGAAAGGCGATGTTGAAGCGGGCATCAAGGCTGCTCGCGTTGTATTCGGACGCTGTTACTTTGACCGAGATAAATCATCGGCTCTCGTCGGTCACTTGAAGCGCTATCGCCGGCAGATCAATCAGACGACGCAGGAACCCATGGGCCCGCTGCATGACGAGCACAGTCACGCGGCGGACGCTTTCCGCTATCTCGCACAAGTAGCGGACCAACTAGTGAACGACGATACGAACTGGTCGAAACCTCTGAAGTACAGCAACGCAGGTATCGTGTAAGTGGCAACCTATGACGCGGACAGCGAGGACGTCCGCTCACTACTCGGCGCGATCGACACCGCCGAGTCACACTCGTATGGCTTTGACGATTCGCTGTCGGATGAGCGCGCACTCGCGATCCGCTACTACCTTGGCGAGAACGTCGAGCCGGCAGAGTCTGGGCGGTCTCAGGTCGTCGACCGCTCCATCTACGAGACCGTGCAATGGATCATGCCCTCGCTCTCGCGCATCTTCGCCAATGGCGATGACGTCGTGGAGCTGCCTCCTGTTGGGCCCGAGGACGAGGAAGCCTCGAAGCAGGAAGCGCAGTACCTGAACTACATCGTTCTCCAGCGCAACAACTGGTTCGAGATCTTCAACACGGCGGCGAAGGATGCGCTGCTGTCGAAGGCCGGCTATCTCTACCCGTATCGCGAGAAGCGGCGACAGGTTGAGATCGAGAAGTACGAGCGCCAAACGCAAGAGGGCGTTGCGCTCATCATGCAGGACAAGCCCGAAGTCCTCAGCATGAAGGAATATCCCGATCCGGATTACGTCGCGCCTCCGCCGCAGCCCATGATGCAGATGGGTCCGCAAGGACCCGCGCCGATGATGGGTTCTGACGGTCAGCCGATCATGCAGCCCCCGCCGCCGACGACGATGCTCTATGACCTGGAGATCCGGCGCACGAAGGAGGACACGCGCTTCTGCATCCTAGTGCTGCCGCCTGAGCGCGTACGGGTGGCGAAGACTACGACGACCGTTCAGGTCCGAGACTCGGAGTACTTCGAGTACTACGACTATCCGACGATCTCTGAGCTTCGTCAGGAAGGTTATGAAGTCGCGGATGACATTGGCCGCGATGACTTCAATGTCCCGCCCGAGGATGCCGCACGCGATCAGTACGCGGAGGATGCGTGGTCAACGGATGAGCGCACCGATCCTGCGTCACGTCGCGTCAAATGCCGCTGGGTGTGGATTCGTCACGACTTCGATCAGGATGGGATCGCAGAGCTCCAGTACGTTGTTCGTGTCGGGCAGACGATTCTCTATCGCGAAGAAGTGAACCGCATACCGATTGGGGTGCTGTGCGGCGATCCACTGCCCCATCGACATATTGGCCAGGGTGTTGCGGATACGACGCTCGATATCCAGCGCATCAAGACCGCGATCCTGCGCCAAGGTCTGGACAACCTCTACCAGACCAACAACACGCGCACGTTCGCGAATCCCGACAAGATCGCACTCGATGATCTGCTCGTCTCGCGTCCTGGCGGGATCGTGCGCGGCCGGAACGGCGCGGTCTATGGGCAGGACATCATGCCCATTCAGGTGCCGTTCGTGTTCCCGCAGGCCATGGAAGGGCTTGCGTACATGGACTCGGTCAAGGAGATGCGCGTCGGCGTCAATAGCAACTTCACTGGGCTCGACAAGGAATCGTTGAGCAACACGCAGTCCGGCGTTGCGATCAACCAGCTATCGACCATGGCGGCGCAGAGAGTCGAGCAGATCGCGCGACACTTCGCGAACGGCATCGTGGAGATGTTCTCAATCCTCCACGAGATCGTCTTGAAGTCGGGTCACAAGACCGAGACCGTCAAGCTGCGCGGCAAATGGGTTGAGGTCAATCCTGCCGAATGGCGCTCACGTTCCGACTTCAAGATCAGTGTGGGATACGCGGCCGGCAACAAGGACGCGATGATTGCCCGCCTGCAGATGATCGGCATGCAGCAGATGCAGGCATTGCAGCTTGGTCTGCCCGTCGTGCAGCCGCGGAACATCTACGAGACCAATATCGAGCTGGCAAAGGCGGCCGATATGTCGACGCCAGAGAAGTTCTTTACCGATCCGGCCACCGTTCCGCCTCCAGGCCCGCCGCAGCCTGATCCGACGGTCATGGCCGCTGAACAGATGAAGACGCAGAGCGCAGAGCGTGTGAAGGCCGCAGAACTCCAGAGCGAAGAGCGGCTGAAGCAAGCCGAGCTCGCACATGACAAGTACAAGGCGGATCTCGCATCGCAAACGGCTGTTACGGTGGAGCAGATGAAGCAACACCATGCGGGCCAGATCGAGCAGTTCCGCGCTCAGCATCAGGTAGGCATGAAGCAGTTCGAAGGCAACCAGGCGGCACAACTCGAAGATCAGCGTGCGCGTCTGAAGGCGCAACCCTCGCAGGAGCTTGGCGCTCAGATGGCGCAGCACATGGCGCAGCTGGGCGAGCATATGAACAATGCGATGAACACGATGCATGCAGCCGTGAATACGGCTCTGACCGCACGTAGGCAGCTCCGGCGCGGCAAGGATGGTAAGCCCACGCATGTCGATGTGCTGGCACCTGACGGCTCTGTGCTCGCCTCACAAGCCATCCAGCGCGGCCCTGATGGGCGCATTGCTGGAAGCGCATGAGCTTACAAGACGACATCGACCGCGGCGCCCGCGTCGAAAAGCTCCTGAAGGACAAAGAACTCATACGCGCTCGCGATGAAGTCGCGCGCGTTCTCCATGAAGCGTGGGAAGCCGCCCCTATTCGCGATCGCGAGGGCGCCCACGAATTGAAGTTGATGTTGAAGGCCCTGGGCGATGTCTGGGCCCTGCTTGAGCGCGCTGTCACTGACGGCAAGATCGCCNNGCCCTCGGTAGAGGATCGTATTGCCAGCATTTTCTCCGGCAAGCCGCAACAGGCACCGAGAAAGCAGGCAGCTCCGCAACCGGAGCAGGTTCAGGAAGAACCGACCCAGCAAGAAGAACCCGAGGCAGCAAGCGAACAGCCGGAAGAGGCTGCTGCGCCTGTCGAGGAGACTTTCGACCTGGAGATTGATGGCGAGAAGTACACGCTGCCGAAGAAGCTCGAGAAGGGCTTCATGCAGGAGCGTGACTACACGCAGAAGTCTCAGTCCCTTGCAGAGCAGAGACGCGCGCTGGAGATTGCGCAGAACCAGCACCGCATCTCGAACATGCAGGCCGACTTCCAACGTGAGGCCGGTCCAGAGCTCCGACAGCTTGAAATGCTGGATGAGGTCATCAAGCAGGCACAGGCGCAAGACGTGTCGGGCTTTGATCTCGATAAGCTCATTCGGCATCGCATGGACCTCGACTCGCTCAAGGATCGGCGTAATGCGCTGAATCAGAGCATCGAGGACAAGCGGAAGGATTGGGGCAATAGGCAGGCGCAGGAGATCGCAAAGCTCCGCGCTCAGAGCTTGGACATCATCACGAAGAAGATTCCCGGCTGGAGTGAAGCGACGGCGAAGGAGATTCGCCAGCACGCTCTCTCCGAAGGCTACACGGAGGAGGAGCTGAATTCGATTCTCGACCCGCGTCACGCGGTGACACTGTGGAAGGCTCAGCAATACGACCAGCTGAAGTCGTCCGCGAAACCCACCGTACAGAATGCGAAGGCCGTGAAGACGACGCCCTCCAATCCGATGCCACAGCAAGTCAAGGACAAACTCGCGTTTCGGAAGCAGGTTTCCAAACTCCAGCCGGGCTCACCAGAGCACCAGGCATTGGTCCGCGACCGAATCGCACGGATTTTCGGGTAACACATGGCAATCATCACTGGTACAACTTGGACTGGCGCTATCGCCAGCTCCATCTCTTACGGCCCCAACATTCGTGAGGACGTCGAAGACGTCATCTGGCTGCTCGATCCCATGGACACATGGGCGCTGTCGAATCTCGACCGCGTGAGCGCGAGCAATACCTATCACGAATGGCTCTCGGACAACCTCGCGGCGGCGGCATCGAACATCGTTCGCGAAGGTGACGATGCGTCGTTCGGTACTGCCGTGCCGGCGTCGCGCCTGGGAAACTACCTGCAGATCTTCAACAAGACCTTCATCGTGTCCGACACGTTGGAGCAGGTGAAGAAGATCGGCCGCGACACGGAAACCGGCCGCCTCGGCACGAAGCTCCTGAAAGAGCTGAAGCGTGATATCGAGCTCGCGATCGTCACGAACCAGGCTTCTTCGGCTGGTGGTTCGGCGACGGGCCGCTCCATGGCCTCCATGGAGAGCTGGATTGCGGGGCCGACCTCGACGAACAACGGCGCCGCGAACTCGGTCGCCACGACGGCAACCTCGGGCGCAACGACGGCCGGTTTCTCGGGCGGTACGGTCGCGGCTCCGACGGATGGCTCGACGACTGCGGCGCTCACGGAGGTGTCGTTCAAGGCGGCCCTGCAGGGCGCTTGGACGAAGGGCGGCGATCCTCGGGTCATCCTCGCGGGCCCGCTCGCGAAGGGCTACATCGATGGATTCGCGGGGGTGGCGACCCGTTACATCGAGGCGCAGCCTGGCAAGCAGTCGAGCATTGTGGGCGCGGCCAATATGTATGTGTCGAGCTTCGGCTCGCCGCACATGGTGGTGCTGTCGCGCTACGTGCGCTCGAGCGTCGTGCTGTGTCTCGATCCGGATTACTGGGCGCTCGCCTTCCTGCGTAACCCGCAGACGAAGGACCTTGCCAAGACCGGCGACGCAACGAAGAAGCTGATCGTGACGGAACTGACTCTGGTCTGTCGCAATCCGAACGCATCCAGTAAGTGCGTGGCGATCTCGTAATCGTCGGCCACGGCCCCTCGATCCTCTCGGGTCTTGGGGCCGTGATTGATGGAATGACAGTGGTGCGGCTGAAGAATGGCCGCACTGCCGCTCCAGAGCATTGGGGGACGCGCACGGATTACCTCTGTGGTCGTTCCCTCTCTTTCGCCAAGCCAGGATGTGAGTTCTGGTTCTATGGCGATGAGATCGAGCACAAGTGGGATAGCTACTACGCTCTGTTCTCGGACGCTAAGCCGTCTCACGGACTCTGCGCGGCGTTCTGTGCGATGGAAAATCTCAGCCCGTCGCGGTTGTCTTTCATCGGTTGCGACCGCCTTCTGGGCGGCGATGGCGAATTCTTGAAGTGGCACTCGCGCATGCCACGGGTAACCCCGCACGACTTCCGGGCCGAGCGCAAAGCCCTTTATTCACTCGGTGTCGAGATCACCGATCTGAGGAACTATGTTCGGCAAGAAACCCGCGGCCCAGCGCTCCACGCTGAATCATGCCGCACACGCGAAGAACGCCTTTAGCGCGAAGAGCGACACGGGCCACAAGGAGCAGGCCTCGAAAGCCTTCTCGAGTCGCAGCGGCGGCCACGCGGAGCATGCCGCGAGCGCCTTCAGTTCCAAGCGCAACACGGGCCACGCTGCGCATGTGTCGAAAGCGTTCGGAAAGTAGCCATGCCTAGTAAGAGCAAGAAGCAGGCGCGTCTCATGGCGGCTGCGGCTCACAATCCGAGATTCGCGAAGAAGGTCGGCGTGCCCGTCAACGTGGCGAAGGAATTCAACGACGCCGACGTGAAGAGAAAGATGCGCGGAGTGCTCGGGTAATGGCCAAGTTCGTCGACTTCGATCCACTGACTGGCGTGCAGATGTGGGAAGACCACACACGCGACGATATGCGTCATCAGTATCACTACCGTCAGGATGTGACGGGAGTGCTGGAAGTGGCCAAGGCCGAGCGCATCAATGGTCTGACGGACGCCGGCATCAAGAAGGACCTATGGCTGTATGCGCGCATTCCGCCCGTCGTCATTCTGGAATTGCGCTTCAAGCATGGCGTTGACATCTTCAAGCGCTCGGACATGAAGAAAGCCTTTCAGCTCATCAACAGCGAGTATCCGTACCTGAAGTGTACGGAGAAGCGTCACACGCTCCCGAACTGATATGGCGCAAGTCATCGAACTGAATCCGGAAGCTGAAACGTCCGAGATCGACCACGCCAACGAACTCATCAAGGCTAATGAGATCGACAGGGCGTACACGGTCCTCGAGAAAGTCCTGATGCACGAGCCGATGAACGCTCCGGCACTCGTGCTCATGTCGGTCGTGATGAAGAAGGCCGGCAAGATCGCGTTGGCCTATCCGCTGGCGAAGCTCGCCTCTCAGCTCCGTCCGGATCGCTACGAGACGTGGAACGGACTTGGGCATGCGGGACAGCTCTTGTGGAAGCTCGACGAGGGCGAGGCGAACTATCGCAAGGCCCTGAAATACGTCCGAGGGCCGGTACAGCGCGGACAGGTGCTGAACAATCTTTGTTCTGTCTACCTTGATCGCGGCAAGTTTGCAGATGCCGAACCGCTAGCGCGTGAGTCGTTGGCTCTGGACGATGATCCCATGACGCGGCACAACCTCGCGCTGGCCCTCCTCGGACAGCGAAAGTGGAAAGAGGGGTGGCCGTACTACACCTCATCCGTAGGCACACAGAACCGTCTGCGCGTGAAGTACCGCAATCCCGGCGAGCCGGATTGGGACGGGACAAAGGGCAAAACTATCGTCGTCTACGGGGAGCAGGGTCTCGGGGATGAGATCTGCGCGGCCTCCATGGTTCCGGATGCTGCGAAGGACTGCAAAAAGCTCATCCTCGACTGCGACAAGCGACTCGAAAAGCTATTTCGTCGTTCCTTCCCGCAGGCGTCGGTCTTCGGCACCAGATGGGAGAAGTCCATTCACTGGCCTGGCGTCGAGCAGTCGGAGATTGCTGCATCCTGCGCAGGCTTCGAGCTCGGCAAGTTCTACCGCAACTCGGATGCGGACTTCCCGGGAACGCCCTATCTCACGCCATGTCCCGATCGGACAGCGATGTGGAAGGGACTATGGGCGCAGAAGCGCAAGCCCGTGATTGGCATCGCCTGGACGGGCGGCAATTGGCACAACGGGTCGATGAACCGGAATCTGCCGCTCGCGGAATGGAAGCCGATCTTCAGCGCAATCGATGCGCATTGGGTGAGCCTGCAGTATCGAGATGCATCGCAGGAGATTCAGGGCACGCCTGTCGTTCAGCATCCCTTCGCGACTCTCACGAAGGATTACGACGACACCGCAGCCCTTGTGGCCTCGTGCGATCTCGTCATCGGCATGCAGACAAGCGTGAATCACCTTGCGGGCGCGCTCGGTGTGCCGTGCTGGATCATTCTCCCGTCGACCTCTCAATGGCGATACGGAGAAGAGTACGACACGCTGCCCTGGTATCAGTCGGTGCGGATTTTCCGCCAAATCAAGAACAGATGGCCGGTACATGACATCGCCAACGAACTCCAGTCCCGATTCTCCTAGCTTCATCTCTCCGGAGTATCAGAAGCAGCAGCAGTGGATGCATGAAAACACGGAGTACGGCATTGCCTCCGTGAAGTTCGCGCCACTCGTGACGCAGATCATCGATCGGCTCGAGATCACGCATCTGCTCGACTACGGATGCGGTTCTCGCATGAACCTCATCAAGCACATCAAGCCGAAGCAGAAACTGACATATCAGGCGTACGACCCTGGTGTGCCGGATCTCGCTGGTGCTCCGGTTCCGGCACAAATGGTCGCCTGCATCGATGTCCTCGAGCACATCGAGCCGGAGTACCTGGATAACGTCCTCGATCATCTACTCTCATTGACCGAGGTCGTCGCATTTCTGACGATCCATACCGGCCCGGCCGGCAAGTTGCTTCCCGATGGGCGTAATGCGCACATCAATCAGCAGCCGATGGAATGGTGGCTGCCGAAGCTCATGGAGAGATGGGATTTGCAGACGGTACAGGTCACGCATGCCCATGCCTTCCATGTCATCGGCTTTCCGAAGCCGAAACTCGAAGCGCCTGACGGCAAGAAACTCGTAGCGTAAACCATGCAATCGACCGTGCCGCTCTACGTTGGGTTCGACCAACGAGAGGCGGCCTGCTATCACACGTTCTGCCAGAGTGTGATCGAGCGTGCGTCGGTGCCGATTGCATTCCATCCGCTACACGGGCCGACGTTATCGAACTTCGACGGGCAGAAGGACGGCACGAACGCATTCATCTACTCGCGGTTCCTCGTCCCGTACCTGCAGAGCTATTCGGGATGGGCGCTGTTCTGCGACGGCGACATGGTCGTCTGTGACGATATCGCCAACCTCTGGAATCTGCGCGAGGAGTTCGCCTTCGATAAGGCGGTCGCAGTCGTGCACCATGACTACACGACGAAGCATCCGCGCAAGTACCTCGGCACGCCGATGGAAGCGGACAACGTCTCGTATCCGAGAAAGAACTGGAGCTCGGTAATCCTCTGGAACTGTGGGCACATGGCGAATCGCCTGCTGACACCTGAGTTCGTGAAGGAAGCGCCCGGATCTTTCCTGCATCGCTTCTCCTGGCTCAAGGACAACCAGATCGCGAAACTGCCAGGTGAATGGAATGTGCTCGTCGGTGAGCAGGAAGAGAGCCTTGCGCGATTGCTCCACTACACGTTGGGTGCTCCGGGATTCAAAGCATACGAGCACTGCAAAGCCGCTGAGCCGTGGCATCGAGCGCGCAAGAACGCCATGCGCATGATCGGTGAAGACTGATGGCCGTCATCTCTGGCTACGCATCACTGCAAACTGCTGTGAGTGACTATCTCGCGCGCTCGGATCTGACGAGCTGGTTGCCGAACTTCACGCAAAACTGGGAAGAGCGCTTCCTGCGAGACTCGGACAACTGGGGATCGTGGATGGAGACCGCTCTATCCGCCGCGATCAATACGACTACGTATGTCGCTCCCGTGCCCAGCGATTACCTCGGGCTCAAGATCGCTTACATCAGCGGCCAGAATTCGCCTCCGCTCAAACGTATCTCGCTCGATCAACTCTATGCCCGCTTTCCACGGTCAGGGAGCACGGGTACTGCTGCCTATATTGCTCGAAATGGAAGCAATTTCGAATTTGGTCCGCAACCGAGTTCGGGCACTCTGAAGGGAACCTACTATGCGAAACCGACGCTCCTGAGAAATGCGTCTGCCGATGCGGCCTCGGACTGGCGCATCGTGAATGCCCCGGATCTCTGTCTCTACGGCTCGCTTCTTGAGGCGGAGCCATTCATCAAGAATGATGTTCGTCTGCAGACCTGGTCTGGTCTGTATCAGGTTGCCCTTGATGCGTATCGATCGCGGATGCGCTTCGAGGACTATTCCGGTTCTCCGCCCGCGACTGTGGTCGTATGAGCGAGTTTGACGGCTCGGTCCTCTTCAAGGAGTGGCTTCCGGATCAGCCTGAGCTGAACAACCCGGGATTGCTAGAGGCGCTAAACGTGGTTTCTGTTGCTGGAACCTACAAGTCGTTCGCGCCATTGCAAACGAGTGGCAATGCATTGCCGCAGCGCCCGTTTGGTGCATTCATGGGAAATGCTAATGCACCCTCTGCCGCTCGTCATGATCTCTATGCGGC